CAATAGGCTAGTTTTTGGCTTAAAACAGCCATTAGGGTGTTTAGCTCAGTTGGTAGAGCATCTCGTTTACACCAATGTAAATACATATCACCACAAATCACTATACATCATTAATTAAGGGAAACACTTGCAAAAGTGTCATACTTGATTCATTATTCATACTATAATTACACAAACAACACATAGGTGTTGTCAAATGTATGACAAATGAGGGGAGAAAGGATGGATAAGAAAATTGTTTTTAAAAAAATGGGAACACCACAAGAATCAAGGCTGACTCGTCAATGGCAATATGTGCCAGGTCTTTCAAAGTACCAATACGAAGATTGGACTATTGAAAATTCTTGCGGTTGGTGGGATGTTTTTAAGGGCCATGAAATGAGATTACATGGTTGCAGCTATAAAGAGGCTAGGGAGTTCGTAATAAACGAAGTCAACAAACAACAAGAATGAAAGCGACAACTGGAAAATTTACAAACCGATCTAAAACACTAGGTAGGTGCGTGAGCGTGGCAGATAGTCCTTGCATTGGGGTTTGTTCAACCTCGGCAATGCCTGACGATGATCGTTGTGTAGGCTGTGGGAGAACAAGAACAGAGGTAATAGATTGGGAGACCTATTCAGACCTCGAAAAGAAAATAATTAACTTGCGTAATGCAAGTGAAAACTTTGGAATAAGACATCTACAAACGAGGAGCAAAGATGAAATACAAGAACGACACACAGGTACAGGCACTTAAAATATATCCAACTGGTTATTACGTTTACTACAGAATTAATGGTAAGCGCAGGAGCATGAAGTTAGGATCTCTGGACTTACCTATTAAAGTAGCAAGAAACCTAGCACAAAAGAACTTGGGCCTAGTAGCTACTGGAATAGATCCAATGGATAAGAAGAACAAGCTGACATTAGATGAGGCGTTTACTAACTATGTGCAAAAACTTACCAATAAAGGATCAAATAGTGCAAAGCAATATACCGCAATTTATGAAAAGGATATTAAGAAACAATTTGGTCATAAACATTTAGATGAGATTTCTGACAGCGAGATACAAACACTACATGACAAGGTAACTCAACGTGCGCCAATAGCAGCTAACAAATGCCTGGAAGTATTAAAAGCAACTTATCGTCATGCCAAGATTAAAGACCACCCAATAGACGGAATAGAAAAGAACCCAGAGGCTAAACGTAAACGCTATTTAACTGAAGAAGAGCTAAATGGAGTGGTTAAAATATTAAACTCTAAATCGCAAATACCAGAACTAGCGAACTCAGTTGCATTTATTTGGTTGTTAATACTAACAGGTGCTAGGTGTGGCGAGGTAGCTGGTGCTAGGTGGTCAGATCTTCAGGATAATAAACTCACATTAAAAAACCATAAGACGATGCGATATGGTGATGACAGAGTTATTTATTTATCTAAACAAGCTATGAATATTATTAATTCTTTGCCAAGAACAAGTGGCACGATAGTTGGTATCAATAGTCCGAGAAAGTTTTGGGATGGAATTAGAAAACAAATCAACGCACCAGATTTAAGGCTGCATGATCTTAGACATAGCTACGCATCTTTTGGTATTGGTTTAGATATGAACCTAAGTATGGTCGGCAACTTGTTGGGCCATAGAGATATTGCAGCGACTCAACGCTATGCACATATCCATGAAAAAGTGTCAGTTGAGAACGCACAGAAGATTGGCGATCATATTCAGAAGATTATTATGAATGGCTAATTTTTGGTGATTTTAAAGAAAAGTTGATGCACACAAAGCCACCAGAGGCGTTTTGTTGGCTTGGTCTAAGGTTTACTATTAACCAAACAAAGATAGTCTTAGAAACGATCTAAAGGCTTATCAGTACAATAATGCTACAAATTAAGCCAACTAGGGCAAATTTCATTATTTCTTCGTGATTCATACTACAGCTCTTTGTAATGCTCAATTAATTTGTTGAGATACCAAGCAGCTTTCTCTAAGTCCTGGATGTTTTCTTCTTTGTCTTTGTAACGATAAAAGTATTTCCAAATGTTTCCCTCTAAGTAAGATGGAAAATTATTTGCACCGACACGATCTTTTATTAAGTCGATACATTCTATTGCACCCTGATAGTGTGCTGGTTTATTAACCATATCTTTTTCCCCTTTCACCGCTTCATCCCACTCTTTTGCTGTTGCATCATCTATAGACATTTTTGCTCCTTAATTATCTTTAAATATTAAATGTAAAATTTCGTGAATCTTTTTATGTAGAAAACTTCTAAATTATATTTGTAATATTTTCTCTCGTTCACTTGCTTTATTAAAAAAGCATGGGTTAGAATAACACAATCGTGAACAATGAGTAAAATTTATGAATAATAAAGTTTGGCTAACACAAGAAGAGTTAGCAGAAAGATGGAGAAAATCTCCAAGAACATTGGCAAATTATCGGGCGCAAGGCAAAGGCCCAACCTATTCTAAAATGGGTGGCAAAGTTCTTTATGATCTTCAGGTCATAGAGCAGGAAGAAAATAAATCAGTTATCGAACCAGTCGCAAGTTAATTGGTTAATGCAAGGTCGAAAGGCCGAAGAGGAGAGAGAGAAGTGATAGATGTCATAGATAGCCTGTTAGGAATAAAACTAGAGGTTAATTACAGTCAAACATTTGGCGGTGGACACGATCTAATATCCCCTAATGGTTATATGCCTTACGCAATAGAAGTTAAAAGACGTAAAGCAGTATCACAAGCGGATCTAAAAAACTGGTGGGATCAATCAGTTAAACAAGCACTTAAAGTTAATCTGTTACCTTGTCTCTGGTTTAGAGCTGACAGGTCAGATTGGAAAGTAGCCATACCAGATGTCTACGCACACAAAAACAATTTATTTCCCATAGAAGATTTCAACATAGCTTCAACTATGTCAACTGAACTATGGGCTGCAATAATGAGAGAGGAGTACAACATTGGCTCATGCAACACTAGCACCGAGTAGCATATCAAGGGTTATAAGATGTCCTGGTTCAGCGATACCCAATGCACAAGCTCCTTCATCATCAAGTTTTCCTGCTGCGAGAGGAACAGCAATACATGAGATGTGTGAACAATTATTAAAAGATAGATTAGACGGAGTTACCTTATCAGATTATTGGTTGGGTAAGACAGTTGAGTTAGAGGGTTTCGCCATAGAGATAGGCTTAGAAGAAATAATAATAGCTGAAACTTACGTCAACTACATTAGACAAAGAACCGAAGAACTTAATGGCAAACTCTTAATAGAAGAAAGGGTTTATCTTAATGAAATCAGCGATGACTGTTGGGGAACAGCAGATGCAGTAATTTTAGGAGAAGGCAATCGTATGGTGGTTGCAGATTTAAAGTCTGGTAATTTTCCAGTCGATGTAAATTTTAACGAACAATTAATGACATATAGTTTGGGCGCACTTGCTCGGTGGGGAGATGAAAATACTGTGGTTGAAATGACAATTATTCAACCAAGTAAAAAATCTTTTCACAGAGATGGCCCTATCAGAAGTTTTGATATTCAAGCTGTCGATCTAGTAGATTGGGGTTTCAATATCTTAAAACCAGCGTGTGAGGAGGCTATGGATGAAGATCCATCTTTCAAAGCTGGAGATTGGTGTCGGTTTTGTGCTTACAAACCCGATTGTTTAACATTTCAAAAACATCAGGAAGGTGAAAAATGAAAGAAGAAGAGAAAGCGTTATTGTCATTTAATGACAAAGACGGAAACCCCAGGGAAATCTATAACAAAGATTTAACTGATCGTGTTCGACCTTTGGTTACAGAAATCCAACAGGATTTAAAAGCCGAGCAAGAACTTAGCGCAACACATAACGAGGCAGTCAGAGTGGTGCATCACATGGAGTCTATTCGTAAGAATATAAATAATGCGGTTGAGAAACTTGAGGCTGAACTACCGCCTTATAAAAAGCCAGTAAAAATACATGGCGTTGATGAGGTGAAGAAATGAGTCTAGCTGCAATACAAAAGAAAGCGAAAGCGAAACCAAGTATTGTAATTATCTATGGCCCTTCTGGGTTAGGTAAGACAACACTTGCTGTTGGCTCAAAAGATCCAGTGGTCTTGCAAACTGAAGAAGGTCTTGGAATCCTAACTAAGAACCGAGACATACCGCATTTTCCATTAGCAAAAGATTACGATACTTTTATCGGTTATCTTAAATCATTGGTTGATGAGAAAGAGTTGCCATATTCATCATTGGTTGTCGATAGTCTTGATTGGTTAGAGCCAATTATTTTTGCTAAGACCTGTGAAGTGCATAGTCAAAAATCTATAGAAAGTTTTGGCTATGGTCGTGGTTATGTAGAGGCAGTTAAGTATTGGAGAGAGTTTCTTGACCTGGTGAACAGATTAAGAAATGAACACAGCATGAGAATATGTTTGATTGCACACAATCAAATCAAAACATTCCATGATCCATCTACTGAAAGTTATGATCGCCACGAACTCAAACTTAATAAACACGCATCAGCTTTAGTTCTTGAAGCTAGTGATATGTGTTTGTTCCTTAATTACAAAAAAGGAACTGTTAAAGTTCAGGGCAATAAAGGATTAACAAGCAAAACTGTTCAGTCAGGCAGAGTTTTAGTTACAACTGAATCACCTGCTGCGGTTGCTAAAAACAGATATGGTTTACCAGAGGAAATACCAGTCGTTGAAGAAGGCGATGATTTTATTGTCAGAGCTGAAAAGACTTGGGCGGAGATTGGTAAGTTAATCAATAAATCCTAATGGCAAAGTTATCGCATGACAATGCTCTCTACTACATGAAGAGGGCAAAGGTTTTGTTGGATCATGTTGAAAAAGAAAATGGGGAACACGATCATTTACTACCCCAAGGTGGTAACAAGGAGTT